GTTATGACAAAAAAATGGAAGGAGTCATGGTCCATCAATACGGACCCCACGGATTCCATACCAATAATGAAAAAGTCTGGAGCTTCTTAAACCAATTCTCTTCCTTTAATGATGTTTGTCTGCGCGTAAAAGGAAATACAGCCGAAGGAATAATACCCCTCCCGTTTTCCCCAGTCTCCAGAAAGATAGTCGGCCCTAAAACCCCAGACGAAATAAAAGAATTAATCTTTAAAGACTATAGTGAAAAAATGTGGGGCATTCCTTGGGAAGACCTTCCTGTTTCTATCAGCGGACGAGTTCCCACTATGCGCGATGACGCCTCCCCTTGCTATCACCTAGATAAATACCAAGGCGTACCCACCAATGGATATACTGAGATGTTTAAAAATATGCTTGGATCAATTAAAATTAATTTAAATTGTCAGCCAGGAGAATATAATAAACAAAAATATGATTTATTAATCTATACTGGGAAAATTGATGAGTTCTTTGATTATAAGTACGGATGGTTAGAATACAGATCATTAAAAATACAATTTGAGACGGCGAAACGCCGCCCTCACACTTTTCAATTAAACGAGTGCAACGATAAGCCTTGGACTCGTAGCGTTGACCACTCTCATTGGCATAAGCAAAAAGTTGACCGAACCGTCATTTCCAAAGAATATCCTTGTGAACATACCAAAAATAATATAGCATTTTACCCTAAGCCCTTCGGGGACAATCAGAAGATATATAAAAAATACAAGAAAATTGCAGACTCTTTAAATGATGTTATATTTACAGGGAGGCTGGCTACTTATAAATACTTAGATATGGATGACGCCATCTCCCAAGCCTTTAATAAATTAAAAAATATATGAGCAAAAAAATCCTCGTTACAGGTACTCTCGGGCAAGATGGGGCTAATATGGCTGAATTTCTATTGCGAGACCCCGACAACAAAGTCTTCGGAATGATACGCCGATCTTCGTGCCCCAATTTTATAAATTGCAAGAATTTCCTAGATCACCCCAATTTTCAATTAGTTTATGGCGACTTAACGGATGAATTTAGCATTTCCAAGCTTGTCCAAGAGATTCAGCCCGACTATTTTATCAATTTCGCGGCCAATAGTTTCGTTGGATGCAGTTGGGACATGCCGATGCATGTTTTTGACACCAACGCCGTTGGAGTCATGAGATGCTTAGAGGCGATCAGAGCCTACCAACCTAAATGTAAGTTCTACAGTGCTGGAAGTAGCGAGGAATTCGGGGACGTAGACTACAGCCCTCAAGACTTAAAACACCCTCTAAAGCCTCGCAGCCCTTACGGAGCTTCCAAGTGCGCTGCGCGACACTTAGTAAAGGTTTACAGGGAATCTTATGATATGTTTGCGGTTCACGGGACCCTCTTTAACCATGAGGGCACTAAAAGGGGAGAAGAATTCGTTACTAGAAAAATTACCAAAGGGGTCGCTAGAATCAAAAAATCTATTGACCTAGGTGAAAAATTTGACCCTATCGAGCTGGGCAATATTTACGCGAAAAGAGACTGGAGCGATTCTGAAGATTTTGTAGAAGGCATTTGGTTAATGCTTACCCAAGAGAAACCTAAAGACTATTTATTGGCGAGTGGAGAAACCCACACGATTAAAGAATTCGTTGATAGGGCTTTCGTAGCAGCAAAAATACAGGGCTCTTGGAGCGAAATCCCCGAAGACGCCCTAAAAACTAAATTTTGTAATAATTCTGAAGCGGGGGAAGTTTTAGTAAAAATCAATCCTGAATTTTATCGCCCTAACGAAGTGGAGCTGCTCCTAGGGGACCCAACCGATATTAAATTAGAGCTTGGGTGGAAACCCAAAGTTTCTTTTTGCGATTTGGTCAAAAAGATGGTACAACATGACTTAGATGACTAATGAGAAATTCAGAATAGGAAGAAAGGTAATATCTTGCCTAACGAAAAAACCCCCCGTTCTTTCTTCTCCTTACCATGTAATAATCTGGCAATTAATTAAAGACCCTGACGATTTTTCGGGAGTAGATTGGGCTAGAGAAACTCGGGCAGCTAAAGAGCTTTATTTTACTTACTCTAATTTAAGGTTCTGGAGTCAAATGAGCCTAGGATTTTACTTAAATTCCTTAAATTTTTTTAAGAGCACTAATGGAGTAAAACATCTCCGACAAGCCATTGCTGAGTTCGAAAGAGCTTCTAAAATTAAATTCGTAGAAACCAAAGAAGACGAGTTCGACGATTCCCGAAAGTTCGATAAAAAAATAGACAAAGACTCTAAACCCCTAAATCATAAAGACTTATTTAAAAATGGCAAAAAAACAAAATAAAGTAAAAATCTGTTTATGGACTCACGTTCAAAACGAATCAGCAATAATTCTTCAGATGCTAGAATCTGCTGTCGATTACATAGATTACTGGGTGTTAGTGGATAATGGGTCAACTGACGGCACACAAGATATAATTAAAAATTTCTTTAAAGAACATGGGGTCGAAGGTAAGCTTTACCAAAGCGAAATAGGCTGGAAGGGCCACGGAGTCAACAGGCAGCACTCTTGGGAATTCTTGGAAAACACTGATCATGGCTGCGACTATATTCTACGCATAGACGCAGATGAGGGAGTAAAAGTAGAGGAAGACTTTGATTGGTCAATAATTCCCTCCCAAGAAGCTTGGTCTATCGTTTATGAATCTGGGAGGCATTATGTACCCCGAATGTGGATGTGGAAATGGGGATTGCCGTGGTTTTGGGCGAATGATGTAGCTCATGAGACTATCCACCTGAAAGACGGACGCGAACCTTACCAGCCCAAAACAATGCCTTTGGGCTTTAAGCATATTTCCCTCGGAGGAGGTCGCAGCTACGAAAATCCCATAAAATACGTTCAAGACATCTTAAAGCTGGAAAGCCAACTCCACGAAAGATTCAGGGACGGAGCCACTCCAGAGCAGGAAAGGTATCATTTATTTTACCTGTGTAAGTCTTTCAATTATACGGGCTATTCCTTAAATGATGAGTTCAGTTATAAATTTTTTCCTTATGGAAAAGATCAGTTGAAAAGTTTCCTTGAAAGAGGTATATTTTATTATGACAAATTTCTCTCCACCTTTAAAGATTCTGGAGAAAGCTGGTATGTCCATTACCTTAAAGCAGAGTTACTCGAAAGGCTTACGAGAACCGAAGAGTCTTTAGCGGAGTACGCAATTTCTCATAAAAATCGCCCTAACAGAGGAGAGCCGTTAGTGCGTCTATTTTGGCACTATTATCACGCAAATGAATGGGAGAAAGCTTTCAGCTACGCCAATAAGATAAAAACCTTGGAATGCCCCATTGAGTACGATGCTTGGCAGGTAGAAATTGACGCCTACTTTGAAAATAGCTGGCAGCTAAGGGATGCAGTTGGGGTAGCACACCAAAGAATGGGTTCAGAAATTAAAAATAAAGAACTACTCGAAGAAAGTAGGGGGATATTTCAAGAATTAGAAAAAAAGTTTGCTGACAATGACGAAAAGCAGCTTAAAAGAGTTCGAGGAAACATAAAATACATAGAAGACGAATTAAATAACTTATGAAGAAAAAGAAAAACAAAATTGACGGCGACTTTACTGCGGTAGATCAAATCGAAGCTTACCTTAAAGACAATCAATCGGATCATTACAATTTCGAAGAAGAGAGGGATTACACAGTCTCAAGCGGCAGCCTAAAACTCGACATAGAGATGGGGGGAGGGATTAAGCCAGGGGTCATCAGGGCTTCTGGCGTCACGGAGGGAGGAAAAACCTCCTGCGCTTTAGCGTTCGCTAAGAATTTTCAGAAAATAGATAACTCGATGGTAGTATACGTTAAGTCCGAGGGGAGACTTTCCGATAATATGCTGGAACGTTCGGGGGTAGACACGAGCTCTGAAAAATTATTTATATATAAATGTAATATTTTTGAATCGGTAATTAATTTATTCCGCCAATTGGTCCACGACAATATTAATGATACCCGTTACATGTTTATCGTAGACTCTATGGACGCCCTTATCCCTAGGGGAGATTTAGAAAAGAGCTCTGACGAAGCCGTAAAGGTTGCGGGCGGCTCGCTATTAACTTCAGACTTCCTCAAGAGAATGGCTTTATCTTTTGCTAGCAAAGGGCACATTTGTTATATGATCTCCCAAGTTAGAAGCACTATCAAAATTAATCCATACGAAAAGGGAGACCCTCAAGTTACTAATGCTTCAGGGGGAAATGCTGCCCTCCATTACAGCGACTGGATTCTCGAATTTCAGCCACGATACAATAAAGACATTATTTCTACCCAAGCCAATGGGAAGGGCGAACACTTAGGCCACTGGTGCAAAATTATTTTTAGAAAAACAGCTAATGAAAAAACGGGAATTGAAGTTAAATACCCGATCCGTTACGGCAGAACTAACGGTCAAAGTATCTGGGCGGAGTACGAAGTCGTAGAAATGCTTCAAATGTTTGATATGGCGCAAGCTAAAGGCGCGTGGGTCACAGTAAGCGACGAGATCATAGAAGAAGTCAAGGAAAAGCTCGATTTAGATTTCAAGAAACAGCACCAAGGGGTGGATAACTTAAGGAAATATTTCGAAGAAAACACGGAGATAGGAAAGTATCTTTTTAAAAAGTTTAGAAATGTCTTAAAAAAGTCTTGATCAGTCTTCAAAAAAGGTGTAAATATAGTTTACG